CTTGTGCCTCTGTATTTGCCACCGTTTATTCTTTTTTAAACGTAAATTGTCTTTCCGTTAGCTTTTCGTTTCTGCTTCTCGTTGACGAGTTTCTTTTCTTGACTATGCTTTACACCCTTTTTATTATTCTTACATTTTTGAACTTGAACCTGATCTTGCTCTTGATCTTTTTTAACTTATTTTTATTTTGGCCCAAGCCTGTTTAGCTTATGGTAATTAGTATGTACAGGGTTATGCACACCCGCTCTCCTGTTTTTCTTTTGAAGATTTTCCTAATCTCGCCACGCTTGACGTTTTTTCTCTCTTTATAATTACTCAGAATCATATTCGCTTTTTTCAAACATATCATACCCTAATTATGAATTACTATGGTAAGATTCAGAGGGAGTCTTATCTTCATATCGATTCTTTTTGGCGGCTTATTTAGGCTTAATCTGAGTGGGGTTCATAATTTGGTTATAACACTCATCGCAAGCATAGTCATTTCGTTTTGGGCAGGTAGGCAAGCATGAATAGAAAGAAAAATCTTTTTGGTGTTCAAGCATTTCTTTGAAGTCTATTGATTCGGAACAGATGCTGCCTTGGCTCTTAATAGGTTCAAAAGACTTGTCAGAAATTTTCCTGAATGATTTATTGCTCCTTGCCTTTCGTGTAATTGTAGGTTTTGAAATTTTGTATTTCTTTGTTTCTTAGCCTTGCTTAACAATATCACCAAGGTTTTCACCCTGGGCGTCTTTGACATTGTCAACCAAAGCTGATAAGACTTTGTTGGTTGTTGCTTTGTCGTTCAATTTTGTTTAACCATCTTTAATCTTTTCTCCTTATTGCTCGACATGTATTTCTGTTGCTTGTATGGCACTCTAAACATCTCCTCGGTAGTCATTCGAACAATCGAACCATGAGTCTTTATCATCAATGACGACTTAACCTCTATCAGGTTCTACCGGTATTAAGAGCTACGCTGCTCGTTTGGGTTCAGGGATGATCTCCCCAGTAAAACTAGCTTCCTCAAATATATCTTCTTCATACCCCTACGCGAGTACGGCGGAATCTTCGCTAATTATACTTGGAATATTAGAAAGAGCTTCAATAGTGTTTTCATACTCTGTTAACAATACGCTCTCACTTCCTTCTGAGCGGCTTATTTGACTTTCTTTTTGTTACACTTTGAGGACTTCTATCTTGCCATTGGGAATTTGAAACTCTTTTTATTCCTAAACTTGAGGAACAGGACTTTTCTTTATGAAATGCTTTATTTAGTCAACTGAGTAAATTTTGACGGTCTTTAGATCTGGTCTATCCTGCTAGAATGCTCTCGATTGACTTTCTAAAGTTTCAGTTCGTCGATTAATTGGATGGTTGTTGACGATTTTTTCAACACTTTGATGTGGCTTGCCATTGACAGGTTTACTTGGAACGTTAATTATAGTCTATTTAGCAACATATGTTTTCAGATTTTTCTTCTTGCAATCTGATTGGTTTGTTTTAAGTTATCCGGCCAAGTGAACTTTTCTTTATTAAACAACCTTAGTAACGGTCTATTTGGCTACATAAGTCTTTTTCTCCTTCGACGGTTGCTTTTTTGTTGGAAGCTCTTGAATGGCAACTTCAGTAATTGCTTTTTTGGTAGTTACATCTTGGACTTGCGGTTGCTTCGCAACATAGACTATCTTATCTTTTGTTTTTCCCTATTCCGTAACACCTTGATTCAAAGTATTGGTTTTCCTCTCGCAAATCTCACTAGAAGGTATTCTTGATTATTCAACACAAGCCTTAGCATCATACTTCTTGGTTTGAGGAATATCTCTATCTTCTTATATCTTGCCAGATTCACTGTCTTTCTTTGGTTTCTCAAATGCGTCAGAAATGTATGAATCTTAGATATAAGAACTTAAGCTATTGAATAAATAATCATCGTTCCCTTATTTAGAACTGACCTACTACTTTACTTCATGGATGACCTTTTTCTATTCGCCTTACTATGGTACATTCAAAACACAACTTTGAGCTATAGTAGATATACATATCCTGCCAATTCTCTCAAATATGCA